TTGAGTATACCGAGAGGTACAAAATTTAATACTACTATCGATGGTGTTAATTATCCAATGTTTAACTCAGCCACTCAAACTATTAACTATAATATAACTGATGGTTGGAAATTCTCTAATCTATCAATTGAGCAAGGAACATTGACAAGTATAGTTTACACATATCAAAATAATACATTCGAATCATATATAATTCCTGCCACTAATGTAAACACTAAATCTGTTAGAGTTACCGTGGTAGATTCTGGAAGTACAAATGCTGCAAAAGTATATACTCTTAATTCTAATATTGTAAATTTAGATGGTACGAGTGAAGTATATTTCTTAGAAGAAGGTAGAGATGGTTATTATGAGATTAAGTTTGGTGATAACATTATTGGTAGGAGACCAGGAAATGGTAACACTATTACTATTGAATACTCTACTATACCATCGGGGGCAGATGTAAATGGTGCTACTTTGTTCACCATGACCGATTCATTAAATGGTAACGCTACTGAAACAATCACCCTTGTGACTAAAGCTACAGGCGGTGCAGCAAGAGAAACTAAAGAGGCAATTAAGTTTAATGCTCCTCTTGGATTTGTATCTCAAAACAGAGCTGTTACTCCTGATGATTATAAAACAATTATTAAAAACGAATTTGCTGATGTTGAAGCCGTTTCTGTATGGGGTGGAGAAGATAACCCTATCCCTGATTACGGTAAAGTGTATATTAGTATTAAACCTTTATCAGCTGAAGTACTTACTGATGCACAAAAAGCAACAGTCAAAAACAATATACTTAAACCTAAAAACGTTGTAAGTATAACTCCTGTTCTGGTCGACCCTGAGTATACATATATCGAGTTAGAGGTTTACTTTAAATTTAACCCTAACCTTGCTACGGTTACAGCAAGCGGCTTGGCAACTTCAATAAGGAATGCATTAGTGTCATATAATAACGATACCTTAAAGAGTTTCGGTGGTGTATACAGAGACTCAAATGTTTTGAAGAAGATTGATGATACTAGTATTGCTATCCTATCTAACATCACCCGTATTAAAATGACAAAGAAAATTGTACCTACCCTTGGTACTGCAAAGAAATACGAACTCGCATTCAATCAAGCTCTTACTGATTTAGATGCTACTACTTCTGCTCTTGGTTCTTATGTGTCATCTACACTGTTTACATTTCAAGGTGTTGATGCAAAGATAAAAGATTACTATGATGCTTCATCTAATACAAGAATTATCCAAATCGTTGATACATCTAACTTAGTACTAGATACTAATATAGGTGAAGTAAATGAAGAGGCTGGTACTGTTACACTAAACAGCTTTAATCCAACCGCACTTCCTACTGGAAAAACTACAATTGATATCACGGTTAAACCAGCATCTTCTGATGTGTCACCTACAAGAAATGAATTACTAACTATTAATACTTCAGCTGCACAAATTACTGGCGAGATAGATACTATGGCAACTGGCGGTACAACTGCTGGTATCGATTATACTACAGTGAGTAACTAATGTCAAAGCTTGGTAAATATAATATATCATCTTATGTTAATGACTTAATACCAGAACATGTAGCTTCTACATATCCTGATCTTATTGAATTCATTAAGGTATATGCATTATATTTAGAACGTACTAATAAGTCTGGTTTCTTTTTAAACTCACTTGATACTCAAAGAGATATTGACAACGTAGAAGAAGCATTGCTTACAGAGCTGCAGAATGAAATTGGTATAGCCGTACCAAGAGACTTCGCCACAGATCCACGTACTTTCTATAAACACCTTATTGAGTTCTATAGAAGTAGAGGCACACCTGAATCTATTACATCATTCTTTAGAACAATCTATGACGATGATGTAGAGACATACTTTCCATATATAGATATATTATCTCCATCTGATGGAGATTGGACAGACCAAGCAGCCGACATTATATCGAATCAAGGTAACTATACACCAACAAATACTATTACAGTATCTGGTACACCTACAGTTGTTAGCGGAAACAATGATGCAACACAAGCATTAATATTTGATGATGATATTGTATTTGTTAATAATGTATATCAAACTCCAGGTACAGATTATGTTGAGGAAGTATACTCAGATACAACTACAAAATATAGATTAACATTTACAAGTGCATTAGCTAATGGTGATGTTGTTAAAACATATCCTAAAGGATTGTTCACTACAGCAAATGGTTTCTTATCAAATAAGAAATTTATACAAGACTCTTATTATTACCAAAAGTTTTCATATGTTCTAAAGACTGGTAAGAATATTGCAGATTGGAAGAATGCATTCACAAGATTGATTCATCCGGCAGGATTTATATTCTTCGGTGAGATTAATATCTTTGTGAAGTTATTAGCTTCAATGAATAACAACGCTCAGCCTGGCTGGTTACTTCCTGCTGGTCTGATAAATATAAACATAGCACAGATTCAGATTGGACCGATTTCATTTAATGATGCTGGAAGTTATGTAGAGAAAACTTGGACATTCTTTCCAAATGGAAGTTCTCAATTTAAGAAGATAGGTATGTGGAATCATTGGGAGAATAATAAGTTCACTTGGTGGGGTTCAAATCAAGAATTAGCTCATTATACAATACAAGATAGTATAAATAACAATATAAGAACACAATTAGGTACGATATCGATCGTAATATCATAATAACGGAGACACTATGTCAGCAATAATTACAAGTAAATTTAGATTAGACACAACGAATAAGTTCGTATCTAGTCTAGCAGAGAACCAATTCTATATGGCATTAGGAAGGCCGAATGCTTGGGCAGACGACACGACTCCAACAGTACCATATGAGAATGATTATACATCACACACTTTATGGGAAAATATGTTTGCCATGAAGAGAGTTGATGCAATAGATATTATCCATAGTTCAACAAGAAACTTATGGGTGAGTGGTACAACATACATTGAGTATGATGATCAAGATACAAACATTGAAGGCAAGCTGTATTTTGTTATCTCTGATAATAATAATGTTTACCTATGTTTAAAAGCAGGAAACGGATCAAGTTCAGTAAATCCTGATGTAATTGGTGTACAAGCTGCGGGTGTTCATGCTACAGGTGCTGATGGTTATGTATGGAAATACATGTATACTATACCTACTGCTGATGTAACAAAATTCTTAACATCTTCTTTCATTCCAGTTAGACATCTATTAGAAGCTCCAGGAGCTGGAGCAGATACAGCTTTAACAAATCAATGGAATGTACAAGAAGCTGCTGTAGATGGTGCAATATATAACTATAAGATCACTAACGCTGGCGTAGATTATACATCAGTTCCAACACTTACTGTTGTAGGTGATGGCACAAGCGCTACTGCCACGGCAGTTCTTTCAGGTGGTACAACAGGTACTATGACTGATATTACAGTTACAGCTCCAGGAACAGGTTATACTCATGCACTTATTACAGTAAGCACTTCAGGTTCAACTACTTCTGCTGTAGTGAGACCAGTTATTGGTCCAGTCGGTGGTTTTGGTGCAAATCCTACTAGTGATCTTCGCTCTCATTATGTAACTATTAATAAAGCATTTACTGGTGATGAGTCAGCTTCTATTCCTGACGCAAACGATTTTAGACAAATAGCCATCTTGAAAAATCCAACTACTTTAGCTGCTAGTTCAGCCGCTATCTCTGGTGCTTCATCGATGGTCATTGGTCAATTTTATAAGATCTTAACACTAGGTAATAGTTCAGCAGCGAATTGGGCAACTGCTGGAGCTCCAGCTGATTATAAAGTTGGTACGGTATTTAAAGCAATCGCTGTAACAAGTACTGGTACAGGTACTGTTGGTGCTATCGCAAGTGCCACAGCATATAATACATGTTCAAGCTTAACAGTTGCAACGGGTAATACATTCCCATCTGATCAATTGATCGAAGGTACAATAACAGGTGCTAAGGGTTTTGTTGTTGAATATAATGCCACCTCTGGTGTAATACATTATATACAAAACGAAGCTACTGGATATGTCGCATTCACTGACTCAGACTATATACGTGAGAGTGGTACGTCAATTGCAGGAAAAGATTGCACAGCAGTAACAGGTCCTCTTATTAATCATCACTCAGGTGATGTTATGTTTGTAGAGAACAAAACTGCAACTAGCAGAGCAACGGATCAGGTAGAAACAGTAAGATTAGTAATCGCATTTTAAATAGGAAACAAGCATGGCAATTTCATTTAACGTAGAACCATATTGGGACGACTTTGAGACCGCAGGAGCGGATGGACTATCCCCTAAAGAAAAATATCAAAGAGTATTATTCAGACCCGGTAAGGCAATACAGGCAAGAGAGTTAACCCAGTTACAAACAGCACTACAACATCAAATATCATCGCAAGGTGATCATATGTTTAAAGATGGTTCTGTTGTTGTCCCTGGTGCAGTTCACCTTCATAATAAGATTGACTATGTTAAATTAGATTCTGTTAACGCGGCCGCTGATACTGTTGCTGAATTAGTTGGTACTGAATTTACTGATGGTACTAATGTTGCAAAGGTTATTCACGCAGCCTTAGCGACTGGTGCTGATCCTATTACACTTTGGGTACAGTACATATCAGGTACAGTATTTGCAGATAACGCTTCACTAACAGCAACAGGTAGTAAGACAGCTGAAGTAAAAGCTTCTGCTGCTACAGGCTTTGGTTCTATTGTATCTATTGAAGATGGTATATACTATATCAAAAAACATATGGTTGTTGCGAAAGCTAGTACAATTGTATTATCTAAGTATACATCAAGTGTATCGTTTGATATTGGTCTATTAGTTACTGAAGCTCTTATTAGTTCAGGTTCTGATACATCACTAAATGATAATGCTACAGGTACACCTAATGCTTCGGCTCCAGGTGCACATCGTTATTCTATCAAGGCAGTACTAAGTACTCAAGCAGTTGGTGCGAACTCAGGTAACTTTGTTCTTATTGCTAGACTAGAAGCTGGTGTTGTTACGAAGAAAGCACGAAGCGCTGATTATAATGTCTTGGCTGATGAGTTAGCTCGTAGAACATTTGATGAATCAGGTAACTACTATGTTAATCCATTCAAAGCATTAATTAAAGATCATGCATCTGATGCTACTAAATTAAATGTTGCTATTGAGCCTTCCAAAGCTTATGTAAGAGGTTATGAGATACAAACTCTTGCAACTACTAATGTAGCTTTTGATAAAGCAAGAACATCAGAATTACAAACAGATAAACTTACAGAGATAACACATAATAACTATATTGAAGTTACAAATATGGTTGGCACTCCTGATATTACCACATTCGGTACAATAAGTATTGAGAATTCAGGTGGTACAGAAATTGGTACATGTCGTGCTCGTTCAATCGAACGCGTTTCGGGTAATGGTTATTCCACCGGTACTACAGGTGATGATTCACGATACAGAATACATATATTTGATTTTACTGGTACAATGACTGGAGCAACTCAGCTAGATGATAAAGAAGGCACAGCTGCAGGTGCTACATTCAGTGCTACAATAGCTGACTCTGCCGCTGCTACTGCATACAACCTTGGTCCTGACTCATTAGTATTTGATCTACCTTATGATAGAGTTAAAACATGTAATAGTGAAGTTGATGATACTGCAACTGCAGATTTTAACTATCGATATGAAACTAATCGCTTATTTACAGCAGCAACAGTATCAGGTTCTGGTACTGCTACATTTACTGCTGCATCTACTGGCGAACAGTTTGCTTCAAAATCACTTAATACAAATTGGATTTTAATAAACGATACTGACTCAACAGTCGGTGGTGAAGAAGTTGTTAGTGCTGATATTACTATTAATAACTCAGCAACTCCTCCAAGTGTTGTCATAGCTAACTTACCTGCATCTGCTAATGGTGATAGTGTAAGATTGATTGCACCAGTTATTAAAACTGCAAACCATAAGACTAAAACATTAAGCGGTAATACTGCAGTGTCACATAATGCTGGCGCAACTTGGACTGGTACAGGACAACCGCTTGGTCATGCAGACGTACATGAATTAGTATCTGTTACTGAAAATGTTGGTAATGCTGATGTTACTACTCATTTTGAATTAGATACTGGCCAAAAAGATACTCACTATGGTTTAGGAAGAGTTAATCTAAAAAGCACATCAAATTATACTGCGGCTGGAGCACTTACTACTACATATAAGTACTTCACACATTCATCAGGTGATTTCTTTACTGTTGATTCATACACAGGCCAAATCGATTACTCACTTATTCCAGTAATTAATGGTCAAGAATTAAGATCAGCTGTTGACTTTAGACCACGTATTGATAATTCAGGTGGTAACTTCACAGGAACAGGTGCTCAAACTGCATTTGCTCCAAGAAGATACTCACAATTTGAAACTGATCTTCAGATATACGAAGCAAGAATGGATAGAGTTTATGTAGATTCTAAAGGTGTATTTGGTGTCACAAAAGGTGTTCCATCACGTAATCCAGAACCTTCTGAAGTTCCAAGTGATGCAATGCATTTATATACACTAAGTATTCCTCCATATACTTTAACTACTGATGAAGTTGGCATTGACTTTGTAGATAATCGTAGATACACAATGCGTGATATTGGTAGACTTGATAAGAGAGTAGGCCAGGTAGAATACTATGCTGCTCTTAATTTCTTAGAGACTGAAGCACAGAACAGACAAATTTTAGATACAGATAATAATCCAAGATGGAAAGCTGGTTACTTAGTAGACGGATTTGCGAATACTCGTATGTCAAAGTCTTGGTCACCAGAATATAGAGCTGCTGTTGATATACCTAATCGTACACTTAGACCTCCATTTTCACAAGGTAATGCTGCACTTGCATACCATGCATCATCTACTACACAAAAAACTGGTGACTTAGTTACATTACCATATACTACTGAGGCTATAATAAGTCAGACACAGTATTCTGGTCAAATTAATGTTAACCCTTATAACGTATTCAACTGGACAGGTAGTTGTGCTTTATCGCCATCTACTGATGAATGGATTGATATAGATCGTAGGCCAAAAGTTACCATCAACAATGATGGCGAATTTGATGCCATGGTTAATGCTCTACAGCCTCAATTAGGAACTGTATGGGGTGCATGGAAAACTCATTGGGCAGGCGGTGGCGGCGGAGGCGGTAGTTGGAATATGGTCTATAAGCCTGGAAGAAGTGAAGGTCCAAGGAATTCATATCGTACTAGAGGATCATGGTCCAGAGTGTTTAGTGGCGGAGGCGGTGGAAGCCCACGTTATAAATCTGGTAAATCTAGATCAGGTATTCAAACAACTATTGCAGTTGATACAACAATTGTTAGTCAAGGTGATAGAGTAGTTGAAGTTAACTTTGTTCCATTCATGAGAACAAGGCTTGTACACTTTAGTGCTACACGTATGAAACCAGCGACTCAAGTATATGCTTTCTTTGATGGTGTTGCTGTAGCTGATTATGTTAACGAAGCTCAGCCAGGTTATACTCCTTTAGTAGGTATTAACACTCAAGTTGCTCACCCAAGTGGTGCAGGAGCTTTAACAACTGATGCGAACGGTGCTGTAACAGGTTCATTCCTTGTACCTAATAACAGTACAACTAATTTTACTGCAGGTACAAAAGAATTTAAATTAACATCTTCTAGTGCTAACAATGATGCATTAATGCATACATCAGCATTTGCAGATTATACTGCGGCGGGTCTAATTGAAACAAGAGAAGAAGTAATGCTTTCAACAAGGACTCCACGTCTACAAAGAAATAGTGTTGCATCTGGGGTTGTATCATGGAGTGATCCATTAGCACAATCAGTATTGCTTGATAAGGCTGCATTCATTACTTCAATAGATATATATGCTACGGCAAAAGATACTGCTATACCTATACAGATGCAAATAAGAAGAATGGTTAATGGTTTCCCAACACAGGAAGTTCTACCATTTGCTGACGTAACACTTAATCCAAGTGCAGTTAATATAGATGGTACAGCCACTACATTCACATTTGAATCACCTGTGTACTTACAAGATAAAATTGAATACGCATTTGTTCTATTAGCTAACTCAAATAACTACACAGTACGTTATGCTGAGATTGGTGGTGAAGATGCAAATGGTAATAGAATTTCACAACAACCATACAATGGTGTTTTATTCATGTCACAGAATGCTTCTACATGGACTGCTGATCAAACTAAAGACTTAACATTTGTTATGAAGAGAGCTAAGTTTGATATTTCAGCTACACGCAATTGTAGATTGGAAAATGCTGCGCTACCTTCAAGACAATTAGTAACTAATCCATTGACAACTGTTGCAAATACTTTGTCTGAAAATAATACATTTACTGTGGCTCATAGAGATCATGGTATGAAAGCTGCTGATACGGTAACGTTTGCTGGCTTTATTGATAATAATGGTTACACCGCAGCTGAATTAAATATAACACATACTATTGTTACTGCAACAAGAGACACTTATACTATACAAGTACTTGCAGCTGCTCACGCTAATGCGATTACTGCTGGTAACGGTGGTGGTACTGCGGCACAAGCAACTCAACATCTAGCTTGGAATACAATGCTTCCTGTTGTGCAAAATATAATATTGCCCAATACAGCTCAAACATGGACTGTCATGGATACATTAGAATCTGCTGGAACTATAGGATCAACTGCTGCAGCGATAACAGCAAATGATAACTATACACCATTGCTTCCTAAAATTATTAAGTCTGGCTCAACGGCTACAATACGTCTTGATGGTTCATTCTCTTCAACATCAGATTATTTAAGCCCTGTTATTGATATGGAAAGATCATCTGTAATTGCTATTTCAAATAGAATTGATAATAATGCTGGTGGAGTAGCTGAGACAGACGCTTCTTTAGGATCTAACCTAGCGAAGTACGTAACAAAGACAGTTGAATTAGCAGATACATCAGATGAAATTAAAGTTTATGTAGATCTTAATAGACCTAATGGTACATTCATTGATTTGTATTACAAGGCTGGTAATAATTTAGCAACCTTTGATGCACAAAATTGGGTATTACAAACAAACGATTTAACTGATGTTGCATTCTCGGATGGTTCATCATATGAGGAGACAACGTATACTGTCACTCCTACTGATACATTTACATTGTTTGCTATTAAGATAGTGATGAGATCTACAGGTACTAGTTATATTCCTAAGATTCAACAGCTTCGTGCTATAGCTTGTAAAGTATAATGATACCGGTCAAGAATCATCCAGGAATGTATAGAGACCCAAGGTCAGGAGCTATTATAAATATGGGTAGTGAAGGTGATCAACATTCGGCTAATAGAGCTAGAATGAAAGCTGAGGCAAATAGATTAAATGAATTAGAACAAGATGTATCAGAAATTAAAATGATGCTCAAACAATTAATAGAGAGATAATATGGCAAACACGGTAAACGTAACAACGGCAAATACATTTGAACAGTGGAGAGTAAAGACCAATGAGATGGGAACTGCTCTTGGTGATTTAGATACGTTAACTGCCTCTGATTCAAGTGCAACTACGGTTGTTGCTGCTCTAAACGTACATGATACTTCAACTGAAGCGGCCGCTGCTGCAATCGGTACAATAGGTAACTTATGGGATACCGGTACTTATGGTGATTTAGTATTAGCTGCTAATAAGAACCAAGCAGATATTGTTTCGGTTGCTGCAGTTGCAGGTATTAGTATATCAGGTAATAGTTTATCTGGTTATAATGGTACAGAGACAACCCTTGTTAATATTCTTAATGCCCAACGTGCAGTTGACATAGCATCAGATTCAAATATTTCAACTAACACATCAGGGTTATCTACAGTAAATACTAAGCTAGGTACTATTAGTGCTGCTGCGATGGGAACAACTGCAGCCACTGTTGGTCCTGCTATTTTAGAATTACATAGTGAATTAACCACAGCAACTTCAAACATTGCTGGTATCGGTGCTGCTTATGTAGCAGTTGCTGGTGATACAATGACTGGTACACTTATTACGGCAAGCACTGGATTAAGTGGTTCAACAGCGGGTGTAAGTGCTGCAACCTCATTAACATTAGGTACTGGTTCAAGTACAGCAATAACAGTTAATTCAAGCCAACGAATAGGTATTGGTGCTGCTGCTCATGCTACACATAAGGTTGATGTAAATGGTAACTTAAATTCTACAACGTTAAGCTATGGTGGTACTGATCTAAAATCAGTATTCCATGAAGCTGGTGAGGCATTCCAAGATGCGGTAGGAGCAATGCTTGGTGGTACTGAGACTGGTGGAATATCAGTAACATACGATGATACTAATAACCATATTGATTTTGCTATTGCAGATGATGGTCACGCTCACGTAGTTGGTAACATTGATAACTTTACTGAAGAAGTACAAGATGTTGTTGGTGCGATGGTTAGTAGTA